AAACCGTTTGAGCACTGGCTTTGGGGTGTCCTCCGAGGTCGGGATCTCTGGCGGGGTGGTAGTAACCTGAGGGTTGTTGCAAAGGGGCTCTCTGCTCGGCAACGTGCTAACCTGATAGTTCGCAAGTTCAGGAACTTTAGGAAGTGCGTGGTGTTTGAGGTTGACGGCAAGGCTTTCGAGGCGCATGTCGGACCGGACACTTTGAGGGCGGAGCATAACGTTTACCGTGCTGCCTATCCCCGTGACAAAGGGTTAGGTTGGCTTCTCGCTCGGCAACTGCGCCTTGAGGGTAGGTTGCCTTGCGGGGCTCGATTTTCTCGCGATGGAGGTCGGGCTTCAGGGGACTTCAACACTGGCATGGGTAATACCATGGCCATGTTGGCTTGTTGCGTGCCGGTGCTCCAGTCTTATGACTGTAGCTTTGATATACTCGCCGACGGTGACAATGCTTTGGTGTTCCTTGAGGCCGCGGACCTCGATCGGGTGGTGCTGAATTTCGAGGGTGACGTGCTCGCTGACTCAGGGTTCGAGATGACATTGGAAAGACCTGTCTGTCTACTGGAGGAAATACGGTTTGGCCGTTCCGCACCGATTCAACTTGGAGGGAAACTAGGTTGGACGATGGTGAGGGAGCTTTCGAACGTCATGTCTGGGGCGTTTTCCAGCCATGTTCATTTGAGGCAACAGGCGTTTGTGCCTGAATGGTTGACCGGCGTGGCCATGTGTGAGCTGTCGCTTGCACTCGCGGTTCCCATGCTTCAGGCGTGGGTCCTCTCAGTACTTGACACCGTGGACTTTCGGGGAACAGTGAGGCAGCACCCTCACCGCGACTATCTCATCCAGGGAGCATGGTTTGCGAGCAGAGATCAGAGCAGGGAGGTTGACCCTGTCACCAGGGAGAGTTTCTCCAGGGCATTCGGTATTACACCCGAGGCCCAGCTTAGTTTTGAACGGACTGTTGGCGATCATGTACGGAAAGTCTACCGTCAGGTATGGCGTGAAGTCAATCAGTTCACTTCGGAGAGCTCTTGTCCCCCCGGTGTAGGAGATTCATACCTCCTTGAACAATCATCCAATGACCAGTGAGTGACCCAGCAACGTTAGTGGGTGTTGTGGTCCCGCCAGGTTAAATCCGCATGCAGATAGGGGATTGACTCAGGACTGGCGGCGACACGGGTAAGCCCCCGTTTCCGTGTACAAACCACTCACGTCATTGATCCACGAACCACCTTAATCCCAGTGTTGGGGGGAGGGGTCACGACCCTCCGGAAGGCAGTGCTATAACCCGGTGGTATCTCTAACGCATTTTTGTGATGCTGTTTTTCTTTCGCGAACTTCGCCGGACTCCGGGCCAGTGGCTTGGGTGGTATCGGGACCAAGCCAGGCTCTCGTGTAAAATCCACGGCTACCATGCGCCCTTGTTACAGTCGGGGGCCGTTCGCACATGTTAGGGGACGGAACCCCCTTTGTTTGTTCCATCCAATGCCCGGGGTGAG